TTGGATACATTATGGGTAGCACATTTGGTGCTATCACGCCTTTTTGTTCCTGCTCCAGTATTCCGGTATTCCTTTGCTTTACATCAGCGGGCATTCCAATCGGTATCACTATGGCTTTTCTACTGACTTCACCCCCACAACAGACGATACTCTCGTCGCAATATTTATTGAAAAATAGGAGCTTATCATGGCAGTAACTATTAAGACCGAACAGATTCGCAATACGGCCGTCACGCCAGCGAAGATTGACTTAACCCAAACCTTTAGCTTTGCTTCTGGTGTTCTTCGTGCTGCAACACCAGCAGGAGATTCAGATGTAGCAACCAAACAGTATGTTGATGGATTGCTTGCTGGACTTCACTGGAAAGATTCAGTACGTGCTGCAACCACAGCAAACATTACATTGTCAGGAACTCAGACTGTTGATGGTGTTTCATTGTCAGCAGATAATAGAATTCTTGTCAAGGACCAAACTGATAAAACAGAAAACGGCATCTACTTAGTAAAGGCTTCTGCATGGGAACGTTCTTCAGATATGGATGAAGGCAGCGAGTTTCCTGGTGCTGCTGTATTTGTTCGTGAAGGTACTGCTAATGCTGACCTTGGTTATGTATGTACCAATGATGCAGATCCAACATTGGGAACTGATAATATTGATTTTACTCAGTTTAATGGTGCTGCAAACATTACAGCTGGTGACGGTCTTGATAAGACTGGTAACGAACTTAGCGTAAACGTAGACGATTCATCTATTGAGATTGTTGGCGATTCACTGCAAGTAAAAGACAGTGGTATTGTCAACGATATGTTGGCTGGTTCTATTGCAAACAATAAACTTGCTAACAGCACTATCTCAGGTGTAGCACTTGGTGGAACCCTTAACGCTTTGTCTGCTGCTTCTACTGGTGGTATTACAATCACGTCATATGATGGTTCTGCTGCTGTATCTGACCTTGCTATTAACCTTGATGGTTCTACACTTGCTACTAGTGCTAGTGGTCTTAAGATTAACACTGCAGGTGTAGATACACTTCAGATTGCTGATTCTGCAGTAACTGCTGTTAAGTTAGCCGGTTCTATTCCAGCTGATAAGTTAAACTTGGGTACTGCTCTTACAGAATCTTCTGGTAATCTTACCTTAGATTCTTCAGTTGCTGGTACTGGATTAGAGTTGGTTAATCAAGTTTTGTCTATCAAACTTGATGGAAGCTCTTTGGCTGCTACTGGAGCTGCTGGACTTAGTGTTGCAAACGGTGGTATTGATACTATTCAGTTAGCTGACGATGCTGTTACTGCAGCAAAGATTGCTGATGGTGCTATTGATGATTCTGCAATGTTGGCAGATGGTGTTGTAGCAAACAGTAAGTTGGCTGGAAATATTCCAGCAGACAAGCTGAATACTGGTTCAGGATTGCAAGACAATGCTGGTGTTCTAGAAGTTAAACTTGATGGTGGTTCTTTGGCTGTTACTGCTGATGGTCTTGCTATTGCTGATGACGGTGTATCTACTGATGCTATTGCAGATGCTCAGGTAACTGGTGCTAAGCTTGCTTTTGCTCCACTTTACACGTCATTGTCTGGGCAAAATGGAACTAAGACTGCATTTGATTTGCCAGCTGCTATTGATGCTGATTTGGCTGATGGAACTATTGTATACTTGAATGGTTTGGCTATCGAGAAAGTTGCTTCTAGCCCCGGTGCTGATCAATATACTGTTAGTGCTACTGGTGGTACTGATGGTGTTGGTCTAGTAACATTTGGTACTGCACCTGATTCTTCTGATACCGTGACTGTATTGTTCTTCGGATAATCTGTTGGACTAACCTTTCAAAGGGGTCTATACTACGGTAAAGGCCCCTTTGTTGTTTGGAGGTATTATGGAACCAGATATTATGCAGATGATTATGAGTGGTGGGGCTAACCTAGCATTTGCTATATTTCTGTACCAACAAAACAAAGACTTGCAGCGTCGGGCCGATGAGCGTGAAGCCAAGCAAGAGCGCAAAGAAGAAGAGCTTCGTGCTAGGTATGATACAGTTATTAAAGAGTTGCAAGACAAAGAAGAGTTAATGCGCAAAGAGTTAGTGGCTGAGGTTAACGATATGGACAAAAGATTAACGTTACTTGAGCAGAAGGTAGATATGGTTGTTACAATAATCAATGAGATTAAAGCTAAGTTTGTGAGGGTCACCAATGCCTAGAAAACGCTCCAAGCCCAGTCCGGCCAAAGGTAAGCGGTTTGTCAAAGTTGTTAAGAATAAAAAGACTGGTCGAAAAAAGAAGGTGTCCTATGGGCAAGCTGGCAAGTCAAAGAGTGGCACGGATCGTATACAACCAGGAACCAAGAAAGGCGACAGCTATTGCGCCAGAAGCTACGGCATTAAGAAGCGATTGTCGGCCAAGAAACGTAACAATCCTAACAGTCCAAACAATCTATCCCGTAAGAAGTGGAAGTGCGTAGGCAAGAAGAGTAGACGATGAGCAAGAAGGATGCATGCTACAACAAGGTTAAAAGCTCGTACAAGGTATTCCCATCGGCACGTGCTAGTCAGGCCATCGCCAAGTGTCGTAAGAAGAAAGGTCAGGTGCGCAAAACTAAGGCTGGCAGTAGTTTAAAACGTTGGGAAAAAGAAAGTTGGAAGGACCAATCTGGTAAACCATGTGGCACAAAAAGAAGTGGCACACCATATTGCAGACCCAGCAAACGTGTTAGTAGTAAAACACCCAAGACACGGTCTGAAATGTCGAAGAGCCAATATCGCTCCAAGGTCAGTCAGAAGGCTAGTGTTGGTCGTGGTAAAAGAGTAACCCCATTGAAAAGGAAACGAAAATGAATAATGACCTGTTAGCATTGACCCCAGAACTCGTGTTGTTTGTACGCAAGCTGGTACAGCATAGCCGTGGTGGCCTAACCAAAGATGAGCGTCAAGAGCTTGCTACTGATTTGATCACCCTGTTGTACAAGGTGCTTAAAGAGCTTGTAGACGTGGATGAGCAGACACCAGCTAGGTAGACTTAGACTGTCGCTTCCATCGCTCTTCTGCGTACCGCATTTCTGGTATGCATAGACACAGCTCGAATAGTGTTTGTTGTGGTGATATGTTTTCAGCATTGGCTATGACTGTCACCAATGCCAATAGGTTGCTCAATTTGGGGTCATATTCTGATCTTAGGTATCCCTTGATGGTATTGACACTTAGTCCTGTCTTGGATGCAACCTCGGATATCCTCAGGCCATTGCGTGCCATGCTTTGAGACAACCATCCACTTAACGACGTTGGACGGTCTGATTGAACAGAATCATTATCTTTCACCACCACCACCACTAAAACAAAAAGCCCCGACGGGAGGATATCCGTCGAGGCTTAACCTATAACCAATAATACTATAACACTATTGGTTAGACTGTTGTAACTTTTTTTCCACCTCATCAGCAATTATATGACTGATGTCTAGGTATGCCTGTTTGTAGTCATGTTCTCCGTATAGCCCTATGCACAGCTTTAACAAGGCGTGGATGGAAGGCACCCTTTGGCCATTCAGCCACTGTGCCAAGGTTCCCCTTGCCAGCTCTGAGCGTCGACACGCCTCCGAGATAGAGATACCGTTTTTGACGATATGGTGTCTGATGACTTCACTTATTGTCGTGGGTTCAGGTATTGGCATCACGCCTCCTTTGATAGTTTTATGATTTCATTGAATGATTGCTTTACAATAAAATAACAATCCGACAGCTGCACACACGACCATCCTTCTTCTGTAGTCTCGATGTATACGATGTGTGCTGTGTTGATGATTATGTCAATGTCATCCAGCTTGGTAAGTCTAATCAGTTTCATTTTTGTCCTCGGTTGTTTGTGGGAACTCTTGCTCCCAGTTTTGTTGAATCTTTGTAGCAAGTGCACCTAGGTGCTTGCACTGACTATCTCTATATTGATGGTCTGGACACGTACATGTGTACCCAGCATCGTCAATCACTGCAGTCCACTTCGGGAAGTGGCCCACCATGGAACCGTCGTGGCCCATGGTGATACGGCACTGTTCAATACATGTATCCAACAGTGCCTTCTTGTCGTCAAACATGGAGCGCATGCCCCACAGTTCGACGATTTCTTTTATGGTTTCAGGGATGGTCACGATAGTCTCCCTATAGATTGGAGGTACTTTCGCCCTTCTTCAAGGACAGTGTAGATACAGGCGTTTTCGGTATACCACATGGTTCCGTGGTATATGGTTAGGTCATAATACCAACCTTTACTGTTCGTGTATGAACAGTAGATTGCATGGTAGCAGTTTGGCTCATTCGGCCAATCGGGATGAACAAACATCCCAGTGCCATTGAAGTTAGGGTTGCCGCTCATAACACGCAACCCCAAGTCTGTCATTCGCTCCAGTCTCATATTGACTGGTTCATCGGCATCATCGCAGTCGCGCAATGCCTTACCTTCCTGCCATTTGTCCAGCTCCCTGTCAAGTGCTGGCTCGCCGATTTGAATGGCCAACACATTTAGACTTACTTGCGCTCGCTCGAATAGGTTTTTCATGGCTGGATCGGTGCTAAGGTCTTGTAGTCGTAACAAGACCCAGTTCAGGTTATCAATGTTGTAGTATATACTCATACTGTCCTCTTAGTGGTTATCCCAGAACTCAGCGTCGCTCATTCTGGATGTTGTTGATTGTGATTGTGATAGTGTTGGTGTTGGTGTTGGTGGTACGACGTTTGAGTATGGTCGTACTGTTGTTTGTTCTGGTGGTATGAACTTCTGTCCTACAACCACGTCGTCCGTGGCTGGGAACATATCAGCTGGGAGCGTGCCATTTATCATAGCCTGTGCCCACATCTCGTACTTGTTGGGGATACCCATCTTGGCATCCTCCTCCATGCGTTCCAACACTTTGCTCCAGAACTCAGGCTCCGTGATGGAGCTGTGAAGTACTGGCATGGACTTGCTTGTTCTGTAGAAGTGGTCCAACCTAATGCGGTGGTCATTCTCCATCGTGGCCTTCATATCGGCCCACGTTTGGAGGGTTGACCTTCCGAACTTCGCTCGAGCACCTTCACAGATGCAGGAGGTTGCGCACTTGAATACCTTGTATTCGTCGAGTTCAATCTTCAGGAAGTGGACACAGACGTCCACCACCCCTCCGTAGCGTTCACAGTCTGGGCAAAACTGGAACTGATTACCAGCCAGTCCAGTGCCACCCTGTTCCGACACCACCTTTTTGCATTCTGCCACTAGGTGACC